GACGAGGACCGTAAACATTGAAGTACCTCAGTGTTATAGTTCTCAATCCATGCAGTTTGAAATACATGTGACATAATGATTCAGCTCCTACTTTACTTGCAGAGTATGGGTTGAGACAATCGGGTGTCATGTCCTCCTGTAATGGTGGTTCATTTGCTAAACCATAAGAAGAAGATGTAGATGAATTTATAAATCTACGAGCACCTACTTGTCTAGCACATTCCAACATGTTGTATGTGCCTAGGTAGTTTGTCTCCAAACACTCCAAAGGACGTTCCATAGCAACTTGTATTCTGCTATGTGCTGCTAGGTGAAAGACATACTCAACACCATCAAATAGAGGACGACAAGTATCGAAGTCTCGTATATCGACAACATGATTTTGAGCGTGGTCATCATACCAATTAAAAGCATCGTTTGATTCAGCAGATTCGTTATCTATAACAACAACCTCATGGTTGTTCTGTAATAACTTACCTACTATGTGGGAACCGATAAAACCTGCCCCACCAGTTACTAAACATTTCATTTGAATTCGCAGTTGCACATAATTTCAGTTAGTGCTGCCAATAGATTTATCTCTTGGTCAGCAGCAAAGGCAGATTGATATTGGTATTTCGCAATAATCAATACCGCCTCTGGTATAGATTTAGGTTTCATGTATTCGTAAATTGAATCATAAACCTTCCTCAGTATAACACTGGGATCATTATCTAGGTTTTGAACTATCCACTTCCTAACATTAGGAAACTCCTTTGCTTTCAAGTAACCAACAAGTTCCTTGACGTTTACATTATCTAAGTTGGCAAGTATACCAACATCTATCTTTCCTCCTACAGAATATCTCTGACATTCATTTAGAACCCTTCTCCAGTCAGGGAAATACTTATTGATGAGTTCCGCTATAACTTTCTTATCACCCTCTACATTCTCTTTCTCAAGAATATCATTTATTCTTTTGAAGAACTGTGCTGCGATTGATGGCTTATCCTTTCTACCAATACTAAAGTCAATAACAGAGCACCTACTATGGAGAGGTTCAATGATCTTGTTCTTATAGTTGCAGGTGAAAATAAATCTACAGTTTTTGTAGAAGGTCTCAATATTCGCTCTAAGGAGGAGTTGTACGTCGGAAGTGGTATTGTCTGCTTCGTCGATGATGATGACTTTATGCTTTCCTTCAGCAGTAAGAGAGACTGTTGACGCAAAGTTCTTTGCTTGGTTACGAACCGTATCCAAGAACCTACCTTCGTCAGAACCATTGATAACATAATAGTCTGCTCCCAACTCTGAACACAATGCTTTCGCAACTGTGGTCTTACCAATGCCAGGTGGTCCTGACAATAAAAGATTAGGAATCTCGCCAGTATTTAGAAACTCCTTGAAGGTTTTTTTGATACCTTCAGGGAGAATACAATCTTCAATTGTTTTGGGTCTGTATTTTTCAACCCATATAAAGTCACTCATAATTTTTCGCAAATGTATAAAATGTTATTCCTAGCATGAAGAGGTATCTCTTCAGTGAGATCGTAAAGAATACTTTTTACAAGAATCAATGGTAAAAATAACAATGCTATAATTTGTGAGATAATAGGTATTTTTATTTTCATTATCATTTTAGGTAATCCAAAATAAATTTTTTTGAACTTGATATTATTTGTAACAAGAACGTTATCAAAGATTTCAGTGTCAAAATTTTTCATGGTATTGAAAATGATTTTACCTTTTGACATTTTTATTATATTATGTAAGGTGATGTCAATTTTTTGTTGATCATAAAATCTATTTGTCAAAACTTGAATAAGAAGAATGAGGTCGTATCTCTTTGAAAAAGTAGGACAATCTTCTTTAGTAATGTCCTGTCTTATAAAACTAATTTGAGGAGATGACATTTCATTCTGACATGTATCAACTACTTTTTCTTGAATGTCAGTGCCAGTATAATGATTGTATTTTATGAATCTTATATTACGACCTATACCACAACCAACATCTAAAGTTTGATCGTACTTTTTTTCATATAAAATAATTGCCAATAAGAACCATAAAATTTGTTTCTCTATATCTTTTTGATATCGAAAGGGAAAGTAATAATTGACAGGACTGATTAGACCTCTATTCTTGAAATCACTCATCTAGTTTTTTGATTTGGAAGAGGTTTGATCTATGATACTTCTTTATCTTCTTATACTTCTTCATCACATCTGCAAGTACATCTTTATTGACACGTACTTCAGGTTTCTTTTCTTCATCCATAAGTTGAATCAGGCTCCAATGCTATAAAGTATGTTAGTTTATAATCTGGATTATAGAACCTTGCTAAGTTCTTACTACTGATAGCAACCTGATAACCACCAGAAACTAATTTTATATTTTCCATCTTGAAGTTGAATGAGAAATCCTTATCAGTCTGACTGACAACAATAGCAAACTCATTAGAGGTATCGTTCTTACGATCATTGACAACCAACTTAGTAACACCCTCAGATCCAACAACGGATAGATCAGGTAGACCAAGAATAGAAGCAGACTTCATAATCTTTGTCAATTGATCTTCATTCAAATTGAATGTAACCTCTTCACTAGGAAGAGTCATTTCTTTCTCTGGTGGTGCAATGATTACACTAGGATCAGAAAAGAAATACTTAGATCTCTGATGTGTTCCTGACTTTATATGTGCAAAGTTAGGATTAGTTGATACATCTATATCAGCATCTTTGTAGAGTGATAGTGTATTCAAAAATTGAGGTAGATCATATATCGCAAAGTCTTTAGGTATGAACTCTTCTACCTCTGCCTCGGCTAAAACATTTTTCATAACAGAGATTGTACGTAACTTTCTACCTTCCCTGAAAGACAAGGACTGATTGATAGTCGTAAAGTTCTGAAGAATCTTGAGCGTCTTATCAGATAGTTTCATAGCAGGTCGCAGTTTCATTGTAAAGTTTACTTGTCATAATCAACCGAGAATGCTGTAGGATTCCCTGTATTGATCTTAGTTGCTTTCGCACGTTTATCACTGAAGTGTAACAGTAGTATAGCATAATGTATGATTTTTACAATATCATTTCTTGCTGTTCCCTTTCGATCATACCTTGATGCATACTTCAGTATATTACTTCTGCAAAATGCTTCTGCATCTCCAACAGAATCTATCAGGTCTAGAGTTTGAACTCCACCTGTACTGTAATGCCCTTGGTATGTTCTACTGATATAGTCTGAGATCTCTTTCAAGATCTCATTTTCACTGTACTTCATACATATAGGTTTATGGATTTATATTATAGCATACCTACTGAGTGTCCTGCAACCCCGACACCACAGAAAAAAGCAAACTCCAACAACCCATGAGTTGCTGGAGGAATTGTTATTATTAGACTACTGATAAAGATACTGCCCAACATTGGTGTAAGTGAAGAGTGCTAATGTTGCTGTAAATAAAATGAATGGCATGTTATGCTCCTGTGGGTAATGTTGCTGGTATCATCTTGCCACCATCTTGATCATCATCATCATCATTACTGAAGGCTCGAAGAATAAGTTCCACCAACACCAAAGCAGCCATAGGATAAAAGATCCACATGACTGCTATGAATGGTGATACTGAATCAGAGTCGGCTATGAAGTCGCTCATTTGTATTTTGATACGAGTAGGTATTTATACTAACAAAGAAGAAATTGCAGCAGAGATAACCAACCATGGTAAATTTATTACCACAAATAGTTTTACTAGATGCTTTTTCTTTAGTGCAAGCATTATACTAAACCAGGTATGAGTTGACCTGAGAAACTGTAGCTAGCAAAGGCTGCGACACAGCCAACGATAGCAGCAATACCATTCCACTTTTCAGCGATGGAGAAATCGACTTTATCTGTAGTTTTTTCATTTTTCATTAGTAGATACCTGGAATAAGATTGCCTGTTACTGCATAAGATAGTCCGAAGAACCATATGCCTAACATTGCTGCACGACCTTGTGCCTTTAGGAAAATATTTTTATTGTTCATTAGAATATACCTGGTATGATTTGACCTGTGGTTGCATAAGCACCTAGTGCTGCGACAACGCCTAGCATTGCCATCCAACCGTTAAATTTTTCTGCTTCTGGTGTCATTGTTCTTAGATTTGTAATAGGGATAGAGCGTAAAGAGACCTGTGCTTCTAAAAGATGCCAGGAATAACTGCACCAAAGAAGGTGTAGTTGAGGACTGCTGCAGCAAATCCAATCATCGCTAGGCGACCATTGAGTTGCTCTGCATTCTTCCAGTACCCTTGATAGTTTTCAACTAAACGAGGAGCAGGTTCAGAAGCAAAAATGTTTTGCTTACCATACTCAGTAGTTGTATACTTCTTGGCAACTGATGAAGTCATAAAAGTTTTGTAAATTTATGTAACAATATTATATAGCAAATATGAAGAGTTGAAATATAAAGAAATGGTTAGGTTACCGTACAAAATAAAGAAATACTAATAGGGTCTATTAGTATTCATTATCTTCCTGTATAAATTCTGCGTTATTTCTACACCATGCGTCAGCATCTATTTCCATCTGCCAATGAGTAAGGGTGTGAAGAGTCTGTATTAGAACAGCACAAAACAATAGTAAAACTGGACCACACCAAAGTGGATGCATTATTATATCTTCTGTTTTTTTCATAGCAAAAAAAAGACCCCCTACTATGTAGAGGGTCGATCCATCTCGAACTCAGAGATATTTAGAAGAGGAA